CTAGCATTTTGGCTAACACAGCTAATAGTGTAACATCTCCGGATGTTGCACAAGAATCTCTTCTGCACAACAAACATCGTTTATATCCGTCGAGAGTACTTTCGGCTGAGGATAGAGCGTTTTTGCGCCGAATCTTCAGAAGGTTATGTACAATCACTGGTTCCAGGTACGCTGCAAACAGATTCAAAATCCGCTTACAACATCTCTTGGTCCATATGGGCTATACAGGTACCTTAAAGTATCTTAAGAGTGCGTCAGCTGGTATCATCTGGAACATCTCTGGGCAAAATAAGCCACAGTGGGTCCGGATGACAACTAACCGAGGATCTCGTCAGATTCCCGACATCTTTGATGTATTTGGATCATTTGACGACTCTGTTTTGATACGTGTATCAAAATTGTTCAGAGCAATCAAGTTTACATCACCTACAAAAGAGCAGGTTCGGAAGCGATTGGGAGCTATCAGTTCACCCTATATGGGCACTTCAGATTTCTCCGAAACTTTTGCCTTACTTAAATTAGGCTTTGAGTCTTCGTTTCCCAGTGTAATCGATTTTGATGAAAAAGTTGCCGTTCCATCGGTAGCTCGTCAGTTTCGACAAGTTACATCTGTGTCTGGCAAGACCAAGGTGACGTTCGCGCCACCGCTTTTTGAATCCCTCCTTTGGGTTAAGTCCAATAAAGATTTAATCGAGATCCCTAATTGGGAGCGGGCATTTCTACCCCTCGAGTTTAAGAAGCCGATGCTAGACAGTACTTTGTACTCTCTAGACCCAGATCCAACCATGGCAGGGTTTCTTGGAGAAATCCATGCGACCCAAGAGGGCGGTGGGAAGCTGCGAGTTTTTGCGGCTCCGTATACAATCGTCCAGTCTGTACTATTTCCTATACACGTTCACGTGCGGAAGTATATAGATAGCCTCCTTGAAAATTGTATCCTCGATCAATTATCAGGTGCCGAGCGCATTCAAGCTTGGTTACTTGAAGGTCGGACCGTTCATTCTGTGGATCAGGAGACTGCCACGTGTTTATGCCCAGTCGAGCCGCAAGACTATGTCTTAGAGCTAATGGGCGTACCAGAGAAGTATCGACGATTCTATCGTTATTGCTTCAAAGGCAAATGGCATGTCGGAGCAGAACTAGTTTCAACTGGTCTGTTTCCTGAATGGGTACAATGGGTCGTTGGTCAGCCGTTAGGCACCATCCCCTCTATGTCCGGATATGCGGCCTTCCTCAATTTCTTATTGAGAGGTATCTGCTATATGCTCGGAAAAGATCCGTTTGAGACCTTTGTTTCACTTGGAGATGATCTGGCTATTGCAGATGACGAGGTTTACGGAGTATTCCTATACATCTGTAACCAACTCGGGATGAAAATTAACACCGAAAAATCTTATTCTTCGTGTATTTATGCGGAGTTTGCAGGTGCCTCTATTACTAGGGACATCATACTCAGGCCGGGTCAATGGAAAGCAATTTCCTTCCAGAATCTGGTAGAGTATTCCGAAGATTTCGGTAAACTCAGCTCATCTGAGGCTCGTTACTTTTCAGTGACAGCAATGGATGCCGTTAATGCCTTTAGGTTTGAACGGGGTACATATGTGCCAGCTTCTACGGAAGAGTATCAACTTCTTCTAAGAATTAATTCCCTAGTCCTCGCTGAAAGTAACCCTCTTGACTGGACGCCTTTAACAAGCGTCTCTTATAGTCAAGGGATTCGGTCCGCGATCAGCGATGATCGACGTATATCTCCATTCTTGTTTCGAATAGAGTCCGACGAGAACACTAAGCTAGAATTGCTCCTAGCAAAGCATATCCAAGGGCTCAGACACAATATTCCCCGAACCGCTTCGCCGTATGGGGTCAGGTATGCGATTCACTCGCTTTTATCCTGGACCTATGGTACGGGTTTTACAGTCTGGGATTCTATTTCTAGAGCCTGGACTTTTCTCCTGTGCTGCTTAATGGATTCAAAGTTCGGATATACTGAACTCTGTGAAGCACTGCAAAAGTTCGAAGACGAATCTATGGAACTCTTGTGGCTTCCTCCTGTTAAGAAGACTGTTACCAGTCGACTGAAGCAGTATGTGAAAGTCGCAGCTACTTTGAGGATTTCCTCCTTGTAGTATAGGTTCGTGTAAAC